GAGTTCGCGTAGCAGGTGTTGACACTCCTGAAAAGAGGACTCGTGATTTAGAAGAGAAAGCACTTGGAATTGACGCAACAAACTGGCTCAAAGAAAAATTGGAGTCAACTCTCTCTGGTGATGATCAGTTGTCTATTAGGACTGAACTTGTTGGTGGTGTCGGTAAGTATGGTCGCTTACTCGGTTGGCTTTATGTCGGGGACGAGGATGTGTCCCTTAATGAGCAAATGATTACTGAAGGATATGCTTGGGCATATGACGGAGGTACAAAACAAAAGGATTTTGAAGAACTTAGAGAAATCCGTAGATCTTATGGAACTCTTGTAGAGTAATAATGGCGACCGATAACATATATCTTGGTAATCCTAATCTAAAAAAGGCGAACGTTGCTATCAACTTTACGCCTGAACAGGTTAAGGAGTATGTGAAATGCAGTCAGGATCCTGTATATTTTATTCAGAAATATATCAAGATCATCTCTCTGGATAGAGGTCTGATTCCTTTTGAAATGTATGACTTCCAGGTTGATATGACCAGGAAGTTTCATGCTGAGAGATTTAATATTGCAAAACTACCACGACAGTCTGGTAAGTCTACTATTGTGACTTCCTATCTGTTGTGGTATGTGCTGTTTAATGATAATGTTAACGTAGCAATCCTCGCTAACAAAGCGGCGACTGCTAGGGAAATGCTACAACGTCTTCAACTGTCTTATGAAAACCTCCCCAAGTGGTTGCAGCAAGGAATCTCCCAGTGGAACAGAGGTAGTTTGGAACTGGAGAATGGAAGTAAGATCATGGCTGCATCTACTTCTGCTTCTGCTGTCAGGGGTATGTCTTTTAACGTCATTTTTCTTGACGAATTTGCGTTCATCCCAAATCATATTGCTGATCAATTTTTTAGTTCTGTTTATCCTACTATTTCATCTGGTAAATCTACCAAGGTTATTATCATTTCTACCCCACACGGGATGAATATGTTCTACAAACTCTGGCATGATGCTGAGAGAGGTAAGAACGAATATGTAACTACAGAAGTCCACTGGTCAGAAGTCCCAGGAAGGGATGCCAAGTGGAAAGAACAAACTATTGCAAACACATCAGAAGAACAGTTCCGAGTTGAGTTTGAATGCGAATTCCTTGGATCTGTTGACACGTTAATATCCGCATCTAAGTTACGAACGATGGTCTATGAAGACCCAATAACTAGGAATGCTGGACTAGATGTGTATGTACAACCAGAAGAAGGTAAGACATATGTTATGACTGTTGACGTGGCGCGTGGTGTCACGAAGGATTATAGTGCGTTCTGTGTGATAGATACCACCACCATACCCTATAAACTTGTAGCAAAATATAGGAACAATCAAATCAAACCATTACTGTTCCCTAACGTCATTAATGATGTAGCGAAAGCATATAATCATGCGTATGTCATGATTGAAGTTAATGATATTGGTGGTCAAGTTGCGGATATTCTTCAGTTTGATCTGGAATATGATAACCTCTTCATGTGTGCAATGCGCGGACGTGCAGGACAGGTTGTGGGTCAGGGATTCTCTGGTAGTAAAACACAACTAGGTGTCAAGATGACTACCACAGTTAAGAAGACTGGATGTTCTAACCTGAAAGCATTGATTGAGGATGATAAATTAGAATTATCAGACTACGAGATCATCTCAGAACTTACTACGTTTATCCAGAGAGGACAAGCGTGGGAAGCAGAAGAGGGATGTAATGATGACCTTGCTATGTGTCTGGTTATCTTTGCGTGGGTTGCTCTAACTGATTACTTCAGAGAACTACATGACGCCGATGTTAGAAATCGAATGTACCTGGAGCAGAAAGAAGCAATCGAAGCAGACATGGCACCCTTTGGATTTATTTCAGATGGTCTAGAAGATGATACATTCACTGATCCTGAAGGACAGACATGGACAAATGCCGAAACTGTTGGTGACTATGGTGACATGTCCCACATGTGGGAGTATTTACATTGACATTTAATCCTGACCTAGAACATTTACTCTTCGTTGACAGGAAATGTCGTACATGTGGTCAGGTAAAAGAACTATTGAATGATTTTTATTTAACTAGAAAAGACAGGGGAGCTATCCCCTCAGCATATTCATATGAGTGTAAGGATTGCACTATAAAAAGAATCCAACAATCACGTAAAGAGAAATGTCCAATCTGGGAATACCCTGACTGGTAGTACGTTCACGTCCCATTTCCCCACTGTAAACATCCAAAATTCTAAATAGTTTCAGCATCAGACTTGAATACTTCCAAGGAGTTTACAGATGGCATCAACGCAGCTTTCCCCTGGGGTTGTCGTAAAGGAGAGAGATCTAACAACGGTAGTAAACGCAACGGTTGATAACGTTGGCGCTATCGTGGGTTCTTTTGAGAAAGGACCCGTTGAAGAAGTGATTAGCATCGCTTCTGAATCAGAACTACTCGCTGTTTTCGGCAAACCTACCGAATATAACTACGAATATTGGTTCTCAGCAGCACAATATCTACTGTATGGCGGTAGCCTTAAGGTTATCCGTGCAGATAACGCTTCACTTAAGAACGCTATTGATACTGCTCAGTTCACAGTAACCACTTTCTCTGCAGTAGACACCACACTTACAGTCGCAGATTCGACTGACTTTGACGTGGCAGACCTTCTGCTCATCGACGCTGAGATCTTGGCGATCTCGTCGGTAAGTGGTAACGACGTACAGGTTACTCGCGGACAACTTTCTACCGCAGCAACCTCTCACGCCGCAGCATCGGACATCACTCTGATTGAAGCGACCGCATCGGTCAGCACAATCAATGAGGGTTCTACTTTCACCGACGCTGACACAACACTGACTGTCACTTCTGTGGCATCTCTCGGTGTAACAACTAACGACTACATTAGAGTTGACGACGAAATCCTTCGCGTTACTGCTATTGTAGGTAACGACTTGACTGTTACTCGTGCACAACTCGGAACTTCCGCTGCTGCACACACTGACGGATCTACTGTCACTAAGCAAACAGTTACAGCAAGCAAAACAACTATTAACGAGTCCACCTCGACTGGTGTTACTGCTCCTATTATCAAAAACCTTGATACATACGAGAACACAGTTGAGACTGCCTCCAACAACTACAAGTGGGCAGCACGTAACCCTGGCATCTTTGGTAACTCCCTCCGCATCGTAATGACCGACGCGGGTGCTGATCAGATTGTGTATCTTGCACAACCTACATCTGCTGAGTGGGAATTCACCGTTGGTGCTGAAGTTGCATACTCTGCAGCAAACACTTACGCTAAGGTTTATGGATACAGCGTTGTCCTGACTCTTAAGCAAGGTTCCACACTGGTTGGTGACTGGGCAGCAGATAACTACTTCACTGCTAACTCTGGTAACACCACTGGTCGTGTTGTTGCTTGGGATCGCGAGACTCGTAAACTGGAGATCACGATTGATAGCACTTCTTCTGATGTGTTTGAAGTCAACGATGCTCTGACTGAACTCGCAAATAATAACAACACACCTGGATCTGCTACTGGCGACTCTGGTGAAATCGAAAGCATCCAGCGTAGACTGTACACTGTACAGAACTCTGGTTCTCCTCGCTTCCTGTCTAACCAGACAATCTCTGACGCTAACGCTGCTTCCATCGTTATCGCTAACGTTGCTGATGCATACGCTGAGAGAGTTTATGCTACAAACGCACTTTGGGTAAACGTTGCAACACGTCCTACTTCTTCTCAGTGGGTTCTGGATCGCGGTGGTCGTCATGACCTCATGCACATCCTGATCCTTGACGGTGACGGTAAACTGACTGGTACACCTGGCACAGTTCTTGAGAAGCACTTGAATGTTTCTAAGGCACCTGATGCTCGCGGACCTCAAGGTGAAGCACTCTATTATAAGGAAGTAGTTAAGAACAACTCTGCTTATATCTACTGGGGCTCACACGAAACTGGTGCACTCTTCGATAAGGATGGTTCCGCTAACGGTTCCTTCGGTCGTACTGGTGTTGGCACTGACTTCGACTTGATCAAGTCAACTGCTGCACTGCAATCGCTGGACAACCCTTACGGTACTAGCTCTGACTCTAAACCTCTTGTACTTACAAAGGGTCAATCTTCACTCTACTTTGCTCTGCAGGGTGGTGTTGATGGTTACACACTCACAAGACAGAAAGTTCTTGCTGGTTACGACCTGATCTCTGACGCTGAGACACAGGAAGTTGACTACATCATCATGGGTCCTTCCATGAGCACAGAACTTGACAGCATCGCTAAAGCGCAAAAGGTTATTGACATCGCTGCACTCCGCAAAGATTGCATCGCATTCATCTCACCTCAGCGCAGCGACGTTATCGGTGTTCCTACCGCTCGTCAAATCGTAGACCGCACAGTTGACTTCTTTGATCAACTGAGCAGCACTTCTTACGCTGTCTTTGACAACAACTATAAGTACATCTACGACAAGTACAACGATAAGTATCGTTACATCCCTTGCAACGCTGACGTTGCAGGTCTGGTTCTTAGCACAACTCTGAACCAAGAACCATGGTTCTCTCCTGCTGGTTTCAACAGAGGTCAACTCCGTAACGCAATCAAACTTGCTTACTCTCCTCTGAAGGATCATAGAGACATGCTTTATAACGCAAGAGTCAACCCGATTGTTGCGTTCCCTGGACAAGGCATCGTCCTTTATGGAGACAAGACTGCTCTCGCATATCAGTCCGCATTCGACAGAATTAACGTTCGTCGTCTGTTCCTGGTTATGGAGCAAGCAATCGCTGAAGCGGCGAAGACTCAACTCTTTGAATTGAACGACGAGTTCACAAGACAGTCCTTCAAGAATATTGTTGAACCCTTCTTGCGTCGTATCCAATCACGTCGTGGTGTAGTTGACTTCCTCGTAGTTTGCGACGGAACCAACAACCCCGCTGATGCTATTGACCGTGGCGAGTTCTTCGCGGAAATCTTCGTGAAACCCACACGTTCTATCAACTACATCACTCTGACCTTCACAGCGACGAGAACTGGTGCTTCCTTCTCGGAAATCACTGGGTGATTTAGTCCTTAGGGGGTCGGGGTGACCCCCACAATCTTCTTCTCAACAAAAAATTTCGGAGTAAACAATGGCTGAACAACGTAGAAGATCTCCAGGACAAGTAGAAGGTGGGTTTATCGACTCTCCCATCTTTAACTTCCGCGACAAGATCGAAGATCTTGCCCGCCCTAATCTGTTCCAAGTGGAGATTCAATTCCCTGAGATCGTAACCTCAGGTAGACCAAACGTCGGTGGAACACAAGGTTCCAGCGAGAACAGAAGACAAGAAGAGGCAGGCGCATCTGGCGACTCTCTTGCAGGATCGAACATGATGTCTACCTTCCTCGTGAAGGCAGCAAACCTCCCCGCATCTACAATCGGTGTAATCGAGGTTCCTTATCGTGGTCGTATGCTCAAGATCGCTGGTGATCGTACATTCGAGCCTTGGACTGTTACAGTTCTGAACGATCAAGAGTTCAGACTTCGCACCAAGTTTGAAGAGTGGGCATCACGCATTCAAGCACTTCAGCAAAACATTCAGGACGCTAAGGAAATTGGCGACTATCAATCCAATGCGATTGTACGTCAGTATTCTAGACAGGGTGATCAGAAGAAAGCATACACTTTCCAAGGCATCTGGCCTAGCAGCATTAGCGCAATCGACCTTGCATGGGATAACAACGATACTCCTGAAGAGTACACCGTTGAATTCCAGGTACAGTTCTGGTCATTCATGGATGACGTTAACGCAGGTAATGCGAAACAGAAAGGCGGTTGATTCTATGCCTTATAAATAAACTTATAAGGCACAAATACAGGTTTAATAATGGCAAACCTTTTTGGTTATTCTCTAGCGCGTAAGAAGGGTCAGGCAAGTCCTGGTCCTTCTTTTGTGCGTAAAGACAGCGAAGACGGAGCAGCGCCCGTTAGTGCTGGAGGATACTTCGGACAGTATGTAGACCTTGGCGACGCTGCCAACAAAGCATCCGAGTCAGACCTTATTGGTAGATACCGTGAGATGTCGATTCACCCTGAGTGTGATTCGGCAATTAACGATATTGTCAACGAGGCAATCGCAGGTGATTTAGATAATCATCCTGTAGATGTGGAACTGTCTAACCTCCGCGTTTCAGAAAACCTGAAGCGTGTCATTCGTGATGAGTTTGCAAACATCCTATCGCTTCTGGATTTTGATCGTAAAGCATATGATCTATTCAGACGTTGGTATATTGACGGACGTTTGTTCTTTCATAAAGTAATTGATCCTAAGGATCCGAACAAGGGTATCACAGAAATCAGATACATCGATCCTCGCAAGATCAAAAAAGTTATTGAGTTCGACAAACCTAAAGATCGTCAGGCACCTGTCGATCCGCAGACTGCAAGTCTTGCACCTAAGTCTGTCGAGTATTACATTTATGCACCCAAAGGTTTGAAAGGGTATGAGAACCAGGGCGTAAGAATTGCACCTGATGCTATTTGTTATTGTCACTCTGGTGTGCTGGATATGCAGCGCAACTATGTTCTTTCTCACCTACATAAATCAATCAAAGCACTCAATCAACTTAGAATGATTGAGGACTCTCTGGTAATTTATCGTCTATCCAGAGCACCCGAGCGTAGAATTTTCTACATCGATGTTGGTAATCTTCCTAAACAGAAGGCGGAACAATACCTCCGTGAGGTTATGTCCCGTTATAGAAACAAGTTGGTGTACAATGCTGACACTGGCGAGATCAGAGACGATAAGAAATTCATGTCGATGTTGGAAGACTTCTGGCTTCCTAGACGCGAGGGAGGGCGCGGCACTGAAATTTCTACTCTCCCTGGCGGGCAAAACCTCGGTGAACTGGAAGACGTTAAATACTTCCAGAAAAAACTCTATCGTGCACTCAACGTGCCCGAGTCACGTATAGAGGCAGCGGAATCTAGTTTTAATCTTGGACGTAGTGCTGAGATTACTAGAGACGAAGTTAAATTCCAAAAATTTATCACACGTCTCCGCAAGCGTTTCAGCGACATGTTCAACGATTTGCTGAAGACGCAACTGGTGCTGAAAGGTATCATTCAACTCGAAGAGTGGGAAGATATTAAAGAGCATATCCAATATGATTTTATTGCGGATAACTATTTCAGCGAACTAAAAGAGAAAGAAATTCTCAACGAACGACTTGCTCTTTTACAACAGATGGATCCTCTTGCTGGTAGATATTTCTCACTGGATTATCTGCGCCGTCAAGTCCTGAAACAAACTGATGAAGAGATCAAAGAGATCGACGCTCAGATGAAGAAGGAAATCGCGGAAGGAAGACTCATTGATCCTATGCAGATGCCTGCAATGGAGGTTGAACAGATGGCAATGTCACTGCAACCACCCGAACCTGAACAGGAAGAAGGCATTTCCCCAAAGGACTATGAGCGCGGTAACATCTAAAACTTTCTAAATAGTACATAATGTGTGAAAATCATGGCATCACAAGCAGCAAGTGACATCGTTAATGCAATCTTCGCAGGTCAGAAAGATCTTTCTGATTATGTGAATGACGCTATGCACGACAAAGCACTAGACGCCATTGGCGCAAAAAAGGTTGACTACGGAAAATCCGTTTTCTCACCGACCCCCGACTCCCCTGAGGAGGAAGAGGTGACAACGGAACCCGAAGCAACATCCGAACCACAAGAGGAAACTCCTGATGAAACTGATAACGGAAACGATTGAAGAAGCCAAGGTAGTTATTACCGAAGGTAAAAGTGGACAAAAGAATCACTTTATTGAAGGTATTTTCCTGCAAGGTGATCTCAAAAACCGCAACGGCAGAATGTATCCCGTAGGTCTTCTTGAGAGAGAAGTAACCAAATACGATCAATCATACATTCAAAAAGGTCGTGCGCTTGGAGAACTTGGTCACCCCGAGGGTCCAACTATCAATCTTGATCGTGTATCTCACAGTATCACATCACTAAGAAAAGAAGGCACCAACTTTGTTGGTAAGGCGCGTATTCTCGATACCCCTATGGGTCGTATTGCGAAATCACTTCTTGATGAAGGTGTGAAATTGGGTGTATCATCCCGTGGTCTGGGTTCCCTTAAGGAACAAAATGGTATGAAAGTTGTTGCAGACGACTTCATGCTTGCAACTGCTGCTGATATTGTCGCAGATCCCTCTGCTCCCGATGCTTTCGTTAACGGAATCATGGAAGGAAAAGAGTGGGTTTGGGAAAATGGTCTTATCTCTGAGCAAAGACTTGAGAGAATTAAGCACCAAATCGACAACGCAGCGCATCAACAACTGGAAGAGCGCAAGTTATTTGCCTTTAACCAGTTCTTGAAAAATCTGTAATCATAAATAACTATAGCAAATTCGTAGAAATTGTCAGGAGACTACAATGTCAAAAGAGATTGAAACAACTTTGGACGAATCGAGCGTAACCGCTGGCGCAAAACCTGCTGATCCCCAAGGGAAACTGGAGAATGATGGCAGTGGTCTTGCTGGCGTGACTGATCTGGGTGGTCCTACACCTCAGAACAGCAAGCCCGACGATGAGTCTAACAAGTACAAGATCGTCGGTAAATCCGCGACACCCCCTTCCACCAAACCTTCCGCCGCTTCAGGGCAGAAAGCTGAGTTCAGCACGAAGGGTGATGTACAAGCATCCCACGAACCCGAGGGTGAAGTAATTGCCGAAACAGAAGAGCAATCAGAAGAAGAGACCGTAATCGAGGTCGATCTTTCTGCTGACGTTGCAGCACTTACTGAGGGTGAAGATCTTTCCGAAGAATTCAAAGAGAAAGCAGCAACCATTTTTGAAGCAGCGGTTGTTACTCGCTTGAATGAAGAACTTAAGGTAATGCATGAAGAGTATTCCAAAGTTCTGGAAGAAGAAATTGAGACCGTAAAAGGTGAACTCGCTGAGAAGGTAGATGAATACCTTAGCTACGCTGTAGACCAGTGGGTTAACAAGAACGAGATCGCTATCGAGCACGGTATTAAAACCGAGATGGCAGAATCCGTTATGGCGGGTCTCAAGCAAGTTTTCGTTGAGAATTTCGTAGAACTTCCCGACGAGAAAGTTGATTTGGTTGACGAAATGACCGAACAACTCGATATTATGGAGAAAAAACTCAACGATCAAATCGAGGAGAACGTCGCTCTTGTTAAAGAGGTTGGCGCATATACCAAGAATGGGATTGTGAGCGAAGTTTCAGAAGGTCTGTCACTTACTCAGAAAGAGAAGTTGGCAAGTCTTGCTGAGGCAGTTGAGTTTGAAGATGAAACATCCTACCGCGAGAAAGTAACAACTCTACGTGAGTCGTATTTCTCCACAAAACCCGAGGTTACTCCTAGTGAGTTGACTGAGGACGTGAAAGTAGAGAACCAAGACGTTGGCGACACTATGTCTCATTACGTTCAAGCACTCTCTCGCTGGTCTAAATGATTTTAGATCGTAATTTTAGTTCACTTTACCACTAATAATAGGTTAAAAAGCAATGTTCAATTCCGAATCTTTGCAGGAAAAGTGGGCACCTATTCTGGAACACTCCGAGATTGATAACATCTCCGACAAGTATAGAAAGGCTGTCACCTCCATCCTGCTTGAAAACCAAGAAAAATTCCTCAAAGAGGAAGCAGGTGTGCTGAGTGAAGCCGCACCTACAATGTCTGCTGGTACCGCTGGTTTCAGTGGTTCTTCTACCGCTACTGGTCCTGTTGCAGGTTTCGACCCTGTACTGATCTCCTTGATCAGACGTAGCATGCCTAAGCTTATTGCTTATGACAT